CCACAAGGCGGACATTCACAACACGGAGAAGATAAAATCTTACAAGAAATTTTATCAAATAATGGTTATTTTTTGGAGATAGGTGCGTATTGTCCATTTACATTTTCAAATACAAGATTTTTAGTTGATCGTGGTTGGATGGGAACAAATCCAGAAAATCATTCAATTGGATCCACCGTTACAAAAATAATTGGTAATTATAATATCATCAATAATACTTTACATTTTGTTGAAGCTCCTTACGGAAATTCTCCAATAGGAACAATAACAAATAGACCAGATGATAGAGATTATAGTGGAATTACTACTCATTCTACATTTGGTGGTAGAGTGTTTTTAAGATCTGGTGTAGAGGATGAATCAAATGAACCATATAGTAAAAATTATATTTTTGATGGGTTATCTGAACAATTTACTGGTATTAATACAGAATTTATTCTTAAATCAGAAAAATCCAACGTTACTGGGGTATCAACCGGATCAATAATTTTATTAATGAATAATATATTCCAAGAACCACAGAGACTTGGTACTATTGATATTCTTGGTAACTATAAAATGTCAGAGAATACTGGAATTACAACGTTATCATTTATTGGAAATATATCTTCTACTTCATATGATATTAATACCGCAAGTATTCCCAGAGGTGGAGTTATAGTTTCCGTCGCATCTACACAAGGATTTGCATATCAACCATTAATTTCTGCTGGTGGTAGGTCAATAGTTTCTACTGCAGGAACTATTGCATCAATTACCGTTGGTTCAACAGGTTCTGGATACAGAGGATCAGCAAAATACGAAATTATTACTCAAACCTCCACAACAATTAGTGCTGGATCTACGATTATTCCGATTAATAATCAAAATGGAGTTTTTGCAAAACTTGGTTATTCAAGTTCAAATAAATTGGGAATAAGTTCTGCTTTCCAAGACGTTACTATTGTTGGGGTTGGAAATACATTTGTTCTTATTGGGGCAGCAAGTACTTCATCGCAAACAATTAATGCTGGAACTTCGGTTCTAATAACTCTAGATTCCCCCACGACTGGAATTGTAAATGTTGGTGTTAAAACTGCCAGTATTTCTGGTAGTTTGAATTATCAATTTGTTGGGTTTGCAACGGTCTCTTCTGGTCATATTTCATCAACTGTTACTATAACCAATCCTGGATCTGGTTATACATCATCTAATCCACCATTAGTGATATTTGATAGTCCAGAAAACTATTATAATATTCCTCTAATTTATTCTTCTGGATCTTCTGGAATAGGAACTGCCGCAACGGTTAACGTGATAGTTGGACAAGGATCCAGTATAACTGATTTTGAAATTAGAAATACTGGATATGCATATAAAACAGCAGAAGTTTTAACGATTCCCACAGGAGGATTAACTGGAATTCCAACTGACGTATCAAAACCATTTAGGAAGTTTGAACTAACCATTGATGAAGTATTTTCTGATTCATTCTCAGCTTGGTCTGTTGGTGATTTCCAGGTTATTGATAAAATAGAAAATCTATTTAATGGAAGAAGAAAAACTTTCCCAATAAAAATTAATGGCGTTCAAACCACTATTAGAGCAAAAGCAGGATCAAATATTGATGTTCAATCTATTCTTCTAATATTCGTTAATGATATTTTACAAATTCCAGGAGGTGGATATACGTTTACGGGAGGAAGTACATTTACTTTCTCCGAAGCCCCCAAAGAGGGGGATAATTGTAAGATACTATTCTACAAAGGAACTGGCGATATTGATGTAGTTTTTGTTGATATTTTAGAAACTGTAAAATCTGGTGATGATGTAAGAATAAATGATGATAGACTTTTCTTAAAAGAGGAAAAGAGACTTGTTACTGATATCATCTCTTCAGACACAATTGAAACAAACCCATACTCTGGTTTTGGTTTATCTCTTGATGAAACTTTATCAAGACCATTAATTTGGTGTAGACAAACTGAAGATAAAATTATTAGTGGTCAAGAAGTTGGTAAAAATAGAGAATTATATGAACCAATAATAAATCCAATGACAAATATTATTCAAAATGTCGGAACAGCATCTACTGAAATATTTGTACAAAGTGTCAAAGTATTCTTTGATGATTTGAGAGAAAATTCCACAATTCCATTTAAAACAAAAATAACAATAACATCTCAAGATAGTCCCATTGGAGCAGCAGCGACAGCTATTGTATCTACCGCCGGTACAATATCATCATTGTCACTCAATAATGCTGGTTCTGGATTTGTAACATCTCCTACAGTAACAATTGCAAAAACAATTGGTATTACATCTACTGCAACGGCGAGTGCATCAATAACCTCCGGAATAATTACTTCATTGACAGTTGTTAATCCGGGATCAGGATATACCGTAACAAATCCACCACAAGTTCTTATCGAATATCCACCTACAAAACAAGAACAAATTGAAGATGTTACATATGAAGGAGACTTTGGAATAATTGTTGGAATTTCAACAACTTTGGTTGGAGTAGCATCTACTGGAATTGTTTTTGATCTATTTGTGCCTACAGATTCTTATTTGAGAAATACAAATATTAATGTTGGAATCGCAACCACGGGAATAAGTGGAATAAAGACGGATTATTATTTTACCGTGTTTAATTCAAACATTGGATTTGGAGTAACATCTTTAGACTCTTATTCATCTATTGTTGGCGTTGGAACAACTTGTTTAGATAATGTATATAAAGTTGCTTCCGTTTCTATAGCACAAACAAGTGTTCCTGGAATTGGTTTAACAAGTGTTTCTAGAGTTATTGTTAGAGTCTCAGGTTATAATGGTTTAACTGGAACTGGATATAGTGGATTCTATGGAGAATTTAGTTGGGGTAAGATAAATGCATCAACAAGAAAGAAACCACTCAACTTCGTTTCCTATAACAATAATGGTATTTCGGGTATTTCTTCTTCTCCAATGGTTCAACGTCTCAATCCTTTAAGATTTGTTGGTTATTCAACCAACGTTTGATAATAACTATAAATAGATAAAAAACGACAAAAATGTCTGCGATTATAACTGATCAACTTAGAATATTAAACGCTAAGAACTTTGTCTCAGCTGCCACTTCAACTGATAATGGTTACTATGCGTTTGTTGGATTAACAAACGCATCTGACTATGATGCAAACTGGGATTCTGTTCCACCAGCACCAAAAGATAATTTTAACGAAGAAAACGATTATTGGGATACAATGATCGCTTTGAAAAAAATTTCTAGTGGTGATGTGAGGCAGGTAGTTAGAAAGATTACTTGGACTTCGGGAACAATTTATGATATGTATAGACATGATATCAGTAGGACTAATCTTTCAGTTCCTTCAAACTCAACTAATTTATATTCAGCAAACTATTATGTTGTAAATAGTGATTATAGAGTTTATACTTGTCTCTATAATGGGGTAGATCCAGAAAATCCGAACGGGAAACCATCTCTAGATGAGCCAACTTTTACTGACTTGGAACCAAGAGCAGCAGGAACCAGTGAAGATGGTTATATTTGGAAATACCTATACACAATTAAACCAAGTGAACTTGTAAAGTTTGATTCTACTAATTTTATTCCCGTCCCCATAGACTGGGAGACAAATTCCGATTACGCTGCGGTTAGAAATAATGCGTCTACAAGTGGACAGATAAAAATAGCAACCATAAAAAATAGAGGGGTTGGGATCGGAACAGCAAATAGAACATATACTAGAGTACCAATTTATGGGGATGGTGTCGGAGCAGAGTGTACAGTTGTAGTTAATAGTGATTCCAAGGTTGGTTCAATAATTATTACTAATGGTGGATCTGGATACACCTACGGAACTGTTGATTTAGTTTCTGGAAGTGTTCCATCAGGAAATACTTCTCCTGTTTTTGATATAATTATTCCCCCACAAAAAGGTCATGGATATGACATTTATAGAGAATTGGGGGCATACCGAGTTTTAATATATTCTAAAATTGAAAATGATACAGAAGATCCAGACTTTATTGTCGGAAACCAAATTGCAAGAGTTGGCATTGTCAAAAATCCCCTAGCTTATGATTCTGATGCAATTTTAAATAAAAATAAAGCAAGTGCTTTGTCTGCTTTAAAACTTGTAGGAACTGGATATAGTACTGCAACATTTATTGCCGATAGTTTAATTACTCAAACTGTAGGTCTTGGGTCTACATCTGTTGGCAGAGTTGTTTCGTATGATAAAAATACTGGGGTTCTCAAGTATTGGCAAGACAGAACTTTAGTCGGCTTTAATAGTGATGGAACCAAGAATAACACTCCATTATATGGATTTAAATTACAACAGTTCACATCAACACCACTAACTGGCGGGTCTTTGACTATTAATTCATCTGGAGTAAGTGGATTAGGTATTGACACTTCTTTTACTGGTATATCAACGACAATAAATAATAGAAAATATTACTTGGGTCAATCTTTTGTCAATGGAGTTTCTACTCCGGAGGTGGAAAAATACACTGGAAGTATTATTTACGTTGACAACAGACCTTCAATAACCAGGTCTTCAAATCAAAAAGAAAATATCAAGGTCATTTTGCAATTCTAAAGAATTATGCCACAGCAAACTAACTTAAATATATCCCCATATTTCGACGACTTTGATAAAGAAAATCAATATTATCGGGTTTTATTTAAACCGGGTTATCCGGTGCAAGCAAGAGAGTTAACAACTCTCCAGTCAATGCTACAAAGTCAAATTGAGCAAGTTGGAGATCACTTTTTCAAAGAAGGATCTGTTGTAATACCTGGAAATATTAATTATATTAATAATTATTACGCAGTAGAACTTCAAGAAAGTTATCTTGGAATTGATATTTTGTCATATTTACCATATTTGATTGGCAAAACCATTAGGGGATCAAATAGTGGAGTTAGAGCAACTGTTGTTGGTATTATAGATTTAAATAATTCCGAAAGAGGAAATAATACCATTTATGTAAACTTTTTAAATTCCGACTTAATTACCAATAGTTATCAGGGATTTTCTGCAAATGAAATTCTTGTTGTAGAAGAAGGAATATTTGATTCTAGTGTAGTAGAACCTGATAAAGATGTAATACTTCAAGCAAATGAAGGTTTTGCTTCAACAATTCCTACAAATCCAAACTCAATTGGATCCGCAGTTACTATTTCTGATGGTGTTTATTATTTAAGAGGACATTTTGTATCTGTAGAAGAACAAACTATAATTCTAGACCAATACACAAATAATCCAAGTTATAGAATTGGTTTGGATGTATTTGAAGAAATAATTACTTCTGATAATGATTTAGATTTAAATGATAATGCTCAAGGTTTTTCTAATTATGCAGCACCTGGTGCAGATAGACTTTTTATTGATGCAATTTTAGCAAAAATCTCATTAGATGACCCAACACCAACATCTACTCCAAATTTTGTTCAACTTTTAGAAGTTAGGAATGGTATAGTTCAGAAACAAATTAATAATCCGCAATATAATGTTTTAGAAAAAGAACTTGCAAGAAGAACTTATGACGAGTCTGGAAATTATTATGTAAAATCCCCATCTATTTCTGTTAAAGAAACATTAGATGATCTTAAAGGAAATGGTGGAGTATTCAAAGAAAATCAATTAACTTATAACAATAATAAAGTATCTGATGATTTAGGAACATATGTTATTTCACCGCTAAAAGCTTTTGTTAGTGGGTATGAAATAGATGTTGTAGGAACTACTTACTTAGACTTTGAAAAACCAAGAACTAAAAAATTACTTGAGGACCAAAGCATAAATTATGTCACTGGTCCAACATATACATTGAATAGAGTGTATGGTGCTCCATCTCTGGGTATTTCAACATCATACACTTTAAGTTTAAGAAATGATCGTGTTGGAGTTACTTCAACCACATCTCCCGGAAAGGAAATAGGTGTTGCCAGAGTATATGATTTTGCATTAGAATCTGGGTCATATAACACCGCATATCCAAATGCCAACGAATGGGATATTTCTTTGTATGATATTCAAACATATACAGAAATTTCTTTGAATGAACCAATCACATTAACTACACCAACTTACATTAAAGGTAAGTCAAGTGGAGCAGTTGGATTCTTAAAGTATAATGCTTCAAATTCTGGAATTATTACTGCATACAATACAAAAGGAACATTTGTCGTAGGTGAAAAGTTTATTTTTGATGGTATAGAAAATACCAGAGTTTCTACTGCAGTTACCTCATATTCAACAAATGATGTAAAATCATTATATGGAATAGTTGGCAGTGCATCAACTTTTACCGCAGATATCAAACAATCAAATTTAGTTGATGTAGGATCAGTACAAATCACTGCTGCAGGAGGAGGAATTAGTACGGTAACTTCATCCAATTTCATATTTTCGGGAATTGCTACCGTAGGAAATATTGTTGCATTTTCAAATCCAGGTTTATCAGTAAATAGTTTTGCAAAGATAGCATCCGTATCTCAAAGTTCTATCACAATTTCTGGTATAACAACTGTTTCTGGAGTATGTGATGGTGCTTTACCATCTTCAATCATAAACCCAAGTGACTTTAGAATTTTATATTCTAATTTCCAGTCATCTAGAGATAATACATTATATACGACATTACCAAAAAGAAATATTGCGTCTATAGATTTAACCAATTCTTCATTGACAATAAGAAGACAATTTGACGTAACGATTAGTAGCAATTCTACAAATGTTATAATTGCAGAATCAGACGAAACTTTCCTTTCATATGATGAAGAAAGATATGCTCTGATTACTAATAATGGTATAACTGAAAGTCTCAGTCCAGATAAACTAGTCTTTTCAAATGGCGGAAGAGAACTAACAGTTAATGGATTAAATACAACTTCAGGAACTGGTAAACTTATTGCTACTTTAAGAAAAATTAATATAAGTTCAAAAGTAAAAAATAAAAATAGAGTAAGATCTGTTATAGTAGACAAATCAAAATATGCTTATTCCGGAATAGGTCAAACTACTAACAATGATGGATTAACATATGGTACATATCCATATGGAACAAGAGTTCACGATGAAGAGATTTGTTTATTAGAACCAGATGTGACTTTGATTCATGGAATTTATGAATCAAATGACACTTCAAACCCAGAACTACCAAATTTAACCCTAACATCTATAACTGGACCAAATTCAAAAACAGATGATTTATTATTTGGGGAAGAATTCGTTGGTAGTATCAGTGGAGCTGTTGGTATTCTTGCAGAGAAATTAAACGCTCTGAAAGTATCTTATGTTACGCAAAATTCAAATAAATTCCAAACAAATGAGACCATAACCTTTAAGGAGTCTGGAATTTCTGCTATCATTACTGCAGTAGATGGTGGAGACAATAATATTACATCAAATTATACCTTTGATAATGGTCAGAGAGATACGATATATGATTATTCAAGAATTATCAGAAAATCTTCTGCTAAAGAACCAACAAGAAAACTAAAAATTGTTTTTGAGTCTGCTTCTTTCTCAACTTCAGATAATGGAGATGTGACCACAGCAAGTTCTTATGATCAATTTGATTACTGTGATGTGCAGACTGTCAATGGAATTAGAAATACTGATATTATCGACATTAGACCAAGAGTTTCTAATTTTACAGTAACAACTTCTTCACTTTCGCCATTTGAATTTGGATCTAGATTATTTACTTCTAGTGGCAATTCTGCCTCTAGTATTTTAGCGTCAGATGAATCTATTTTATTTGACTACTCATATTATCTACCAAGAGTAGACAAAATATATCTCACAAAAGATGGAGTTTTCCAACTCAACAAAGGAGAACCAGCAG